CTTCAATAGTCTCTTCAATAGTCTCTTCATTGGTCTCTTCATTGGTCACTTCAATAGTCTCTTCATTGGTCTCTTCATTGGTCTCTTCAATAGTCTCTTCAATAGTCTCTTCAATAGTCTCTTCATTGGTCTCTTCATTGGTCACTTCATTGGTCACTTCAATAGTCTCTTCATTGGTCTCTTCATTGGTCACTTCAATAGTCTCTTCATTGGTCTCTTCATTGGTCACTTCAATAGTCTCTTCATTAGTCTCTTCATTGGTCTCTTCAATTATATTTTCATTGGTATCTTCATTGGTATTTTCAATAGTATCTTCAATTATATTTTCATTGATATTTTTATTAGAATCTTCTAAATTCCTGTCATCATCATTATTATGTACCATATATTATTTAATATATAAATCTTTAAGTTAAAAATTTATATATTAAATAATTTAGAATTAAAAAAAATTGATTTAAATAAAATAATAGAAACATATATAATATAAAATGACAGAAATCATCGAAAAAATAAGTAGTGAAAAAATACCCAAATTTAAAAAATTATCAAAGGAAACGAATGGTAAAATTTATGAATGGGAAGTAAAAATTAATAAAATTAATGATACACACTATGAAATTTTGACTTTAAATGGATATAGTGATGGAAAGAAAGCTGAACATAGGGTAAATATAAAAAAAGGAAAAGCAAGCAGGACAATATTAGAACAAACAATATTGGAAGCTCAATCTAAATTTAATAAAAAAGAAAAAGAATATAATACATCTATTTTTAAACCTATGCTTGCTGATAAAGTAAAAGTAGATTTATATACAGGTAAATCAAAATCTAAAGCATTTAAAATTGATTTTCCTGCTTATGTACAACCAAAATTAGATGGTTTGAGAGGAGTTACTTATTTAAAAAATAACGAAATATTTATTCAATCAAGAGCAGGAAATGTCTTTGACAATTTTAATATATTAAAAAATCAATTAAAGAATATCTTTAATATTATAGGTGAAAATGTCTATATAGATGGTGAATTATTTACTGATGAATTCAGTTTTCAAGAATTATCTGGATTAGTAAGATTAACTTCTGAAAAAGTAACAGAATTAGAACTTAAGAAAATTGATAAAATTAAATATAATATATTTGATATTTATTTTGTAAATACACCAGATATGCCATTTAAAGAAAGAATTGAAAAATTAAAACAGTTAATGAAAATTAAAAATATTAATTTACTTCATTTAGTAGAAACGACTATAGTTAATGATTTTAAACAAGCCGATGAAATGCATGATAATTATGTATCAAAAGGAGGAGAAGGTTTAATGATTCGTGATATAAATAGTATTTATGAACCTAGTAAAAGATCTAAATTTTTACAAAAATTTAAGAAATTTGAAGAAGAAGAATTTAAAATTGTTGGATTTAAAGATTCTGAAAGAGAAAAAGGTCTTGTAATTTGGATTTGCGAAGTAAAGAAAGGTATTGAATTTGATATTGTTCCTATTGGTTCAAATGATGAAAGAAGAGAATTATTTAAAAATGCAGAAAAATATATTGGAAAATTATTAACTGTACAATTTTTGGGATTAACAGATGATGGAAAACCTAAAATTGCTAAAGGAAAAGATATTCGTGAAGGATATTAAATTTAATTTTTCAAAAAAATTTTAATAGGTAATAATATGGATAATAACACATTAATTGGAATACTCTTTATTTTTATTTTAATAACTTTATTTATAACAAATTATAAATTAATATTTAATAATGTAGAAAGTTTCGAAAATAATTTTACTGATGACCAATGTTGTTGTAATGAAAATACAATTGATAGATGTAATAGTTATGGTAAATCGTGTGTATGTGATTATTTTAATAAAAATAAGTATTTATGTCAAAATTCTTATTAATTTAAAATTAATTTATATAAAATATAGTATGGATAATTTAAACTCATTTATTTACAGAGGTATTCAAAAAATGAAATCAGAAACAGGTTTAAATATATTTAATTTTTTAACAAATAATAATGATATAATTAATATTTGTCCCAATTTGTATTTAGGTAATTTAAATGCTATAAAAAATACAAAAATTTTGGATGATAATAATATAGAATCTATTATTAATTGTACAAAAGATATACCATTTCATATTTATTTTAAAGATAAATCTATGTTTCGTATGAATATTGAAGATAATAAAGAATTTGAGAATTTAGAGAAATTCAAAAGTAAAATTATTGATGCTACATTATTTATTGATGACCAAATTAATCAAAATAAAAATGTAATAGTGCATTGTTATTGGGGTTTAATGAGATCTCCAACAGTTATAGCATCTTATTTAATATATAGATATAAAATGGATGTAGAAGGTGCTATAGAATTTGTAAAAGACAAAAAAAATTTTAGTTTTCATAACTTATATAATTTTAAAGAAATATTATATTTTGTTAAAGAACATTTTGATAATGAAGAAACTGAAAAACTTACATAAATTGTCTAATAAAAATTCTAAATTCTTGGTCATTTGTAACATTAATTCCTAATCTATAATAATATTTAGACCCACAATTTTTATTTTGTATTAAATACAGACCATAACTTAAATCACTTAAATATTGACGTATGGTTTGAAATAAAAATCCATAATTAGTAACATTCCATTTTCTTTTTACAATATACATATAATAATTAATTTGGTCAGTAAAGTTTAAAATTAATTGTAAATTATTATTTAATTTCCACATTACTTTTGACGGAGCACCAAATTTACCACTTTTCTTATAATAAAAGGAATTTGCTAAAGTATATTGATAAAAACTAATAATTGATTTTGATAATTTTGGATTTTGTTTAATTAAATTATACAATTCGTTTTTATTTCTATTAATTACTGCTTGGTAAAATACAGATGGTATTATATTATCATCAAAATATTTTGCTGTGTTTGTTAAAGGATGATTATAATCAAAATTATATACCCAATCACTATCCATAATATATATTAATAATATAATTTTTATAAAATATATTATTTAAAATGTTATTCGATATTAATATATATGAGTCTTAGAAAAAAAGATTATAAACACCAATCATTAGATTCCGATTTTGAAGAAGATGACTTTATCGAAGATGAAGATGATGATTTTATTGTAGATGATGAATATGAAGATGAAATTTATCCTATTAAAAAAAAAAGAAGAGCAAGTGAAGGAGATTTAGACTTAATAAAAAAACAAAAACATAAAAATAACATATATTTTACCAAATTAACTAAAAATGAACAAAATAAAATACTTGAAAAAGAAAATGAAATCTATAAATACTTAAATAATAACACACCTTTAAGATATAATATTATTAATTCAAACTTAAATATGAGTACAAAATCAATGATTATACAAAGAATAGACCAATTTGAACAAATGTCAGCTGAAGAAAATGAATATCATAAATTAAGTAAATGGATTGATTCATTATCAAAAATTCCTTTTAATAATTATTTAAAAATAGATCTTAATTTAAAACAAACTAAAATTCAAAAGTTTTTAATTGATTCTTATTTTAAATTAGATTTAACTATATATGGACAATATAAGGCTAAAAATAAGATTATGCAAATATTGGCACAATGGATTTCTAATCCAAACTCAATAGGTCAAATAATTGCTTGTGAAGGTCCTCCTGGAGTGGGAAAAACAAGTTTAATTAAAAACGGTATTTCTGAGGTATTACAAAGACCATTTTCTTTCTATGCATTAGGAGGTGCAAGTGATATTTCAGTATTAGAAGGACACTCATATACTTATGAAGGAGCTATATATGGGAGATTAGTTGAAATGTTAATTGAGACAAAAGTGATGAATCCTATTATATTTTTCGATGAATTAGACAAAATTAGTAATGATGAAAAAGGAAATAATATTGAAAACCTTTTAATTCATTTAACTGACCCTGCACAAAATAATTGTGTTCAAGATAAATACTTCAATGGTATTGAATTTGATTTTTCAAAATGTTTATTGTTTTTTTCTTTTAATGATATAACAAAAATTAATCCTATTTTAAAAGATCGATTAACTATTGTTAAATTTGAAGGATATAACATTGATGAAAAAATCATTATACTAAAAAAATATTTATTAGAAGAAATTATTAAAAATGTTGGATTATCTATGGATGATTTTACGTTTGATAATAATATTTTTCATTACATTATCAATAAATATACTGAAGATGAAGAAGGTATGAGAAATACAAAACGTGTATTTGAAGAATTATTTTTAAGAATTAATTTATTAAAATTATTAAATGATAAAAAAAATAAAAATGTACATAAAAATATGAACATTGATTATAAAATTGACAATTTGGAATTCCCAATTAAATTAAATAATAAAAATATTGATATATTGCTAAAAAATTATAATTAATAATATTTGATTATAATAGATTTTATAGCGCCAGAACGAATTTTATGAACACAATGTGTTTCTCTACTATCATAAATTAAACACGTATTTTTAACTGGTTTAACTACGTATCCATCACTAAATTCAAATATACCTCCATCAAAATCATCTTTATATGTTGAACCATATATTATTATTGATAATTTTGGAATACGATTTGGATAAAATAATAATTTCTTTTCCGATACTTTAATTTTATTATCATTGAAATCAATAAAATCTGTTTTATAAGATATCATAGAAGCATCATCGCAATGCCATTTTATACTATCACCTTTTTTATAATCTATTATTGTATATATTACTTGAGTATATGAATATAGATTATATTCATTCCTTAATTCTTGCTTTATTCTTGATGATGCATTTGTTTTAATTAAATCATCAAAATCAGTTATATCATTAATTATGTCTTTTAAATTACATATTTTTCTTTTTTCTCTGATTTCTGGGTGTTTTTCAAGTAGGGATTGAGCATAATTCTTTAAATGATATTCTTTATATGATTTCATGATTCATAATATATAATCATATTTTTATTTTATATATTTTTTATTCTATGTATTTAATTTTATTTAAAAAAATAAATAATTTATTATATATAATGATATATTGGACTACTTACAATTTTGCCGGTTATTTACTTTATAAAACTAATTATATACCTATGAATTCTGTTTTAAGAACATCATTTATTTGTACTTCTATTATTGGTGGTTATATGGTTTATGTATATCCAAGAAAACTTATTATTGAATATGAAGATAAAAAATATAATGTCCCTTATCCTTTAATGATTATAGGTGATATAATTACTCATCAACTTCCATTAATAGATACATTCAATATTGCTAATCAAATAACATTATGTGGAGGATATTTAGCTCCATTAATGATTTCATGGTATTCTGTAAATAAATATAGAATAGAAGATACAAAAAGAATATACGGAATTAATCTAGAAAAATTATTATTAACAACTTCAAGTATTATTATTTCATTAGGGATTTTTAATCACCTACCAAAATTACTAAAAAAAGATTAACTTTTTATCTAGATTTACTATAACTTGATTTATTATAACTCGATTTATTATAACCTGTTTTATTATTTGTATTTCCTGATTTACTATAATTTTCAACAATTTTTTTACAATCCGACTTACTTAAATTCTCAGCCTCGTATTCACCTGTGATTTTATAAAACTTAGACTTATATATTATATAAGGACCATAAGGACCATTTTTTACTAAATATTCGCCATAATTATGAATATCATTACTTTTTTTTTCTTTTAAACATTCTAATGATTGTTCAAATGTAATGTTTTCATCATAATCATTAATTATTTTATAATTTTTCTTATTCCACTCTAAATATAATCCATATTTTCCCTTTTTTAAATATACTTCTTTTCCTTCATTTTTTCCCAACTCTTTTGGAAAATCAGCATTTTTTATATTATTTACTTGTTCTAATGTTACATCATTTACATCATAATCTTCCAATTTTTGAAATCTTACCTTTTTATCATCATCAATATCCACAAATTGTAAAACTGGACCATATTTACCCACATAAGCAAATACATTCTCATTTTTATTATTGACTCCTAAATTTCTTTTAGAATCTTCTTTCTTTTTATATGCTTCACTCTTTGATTCACTTGATTTTAATAATTTTACTTTCGGCTCAAAAGAACTATAAAATGTTTGTAACATTGTACTCCAATTAATTTTATCATTTACTATTTCATCCAAATTTTCTTCCAATTTTGACGTAAATGAATAAGTCATTAATTCTTCAAAGTTTTCATTTAAAAAATTACTTGTTCTTTTACCTATATCTGTTGGAATTAATTTCTTTTTTTCACTTCCAATAGCAAATTTATCAGGCTTTTCACTAATCTTATTTCCACTTAATTCAAAATTAGTTACATCCTTTTTTATTCCATCTATATCCTCCTTTTTCACATATTCACGTTGCTGAATTGTTTCAATAATATTACTATATGTTGATGGTCTTCCAATACCTAATTTTTCCATCTTTTTAATTAGTGTTGCTTCACTATATCTTAGTGGAGGTTGTTGATATTTTTCATTTGAAATAATCTTTTTATAATTAATTTTTTCACCTTCTTTTAATGATTTAATAAATTTATCATCTTTCATGGATTTAGGAACGTCATCATTATCTTTTTTTGATACATATTCATCATATACTTTTTTATAACCTTCAAATATTAATTTTTCAAATTTACATTCAAATACATATTTACTTTTACTCACATTGATAATTATCTTATAACTGTCAAATACAGCATTTGCCATTTGAGAAGCAGTCGTTCTTTTCCATATTAATTCATAAACTTTTTTTTCAAATGTATCAAATGAATTATCTAATTTATTTTTATTTATATTTGTTGGACGAATAGCTTCATGTGCTTCTTGTGCACATTTAACCTTTGATTTATATACACGCTTTTTAAAATAAGTAGAACCATAATTAGAAGTTACATATTCATCAATTTTATCTATATATTGACTACTCAAATTAACATTATCTGTCCTATGATATGTAATTAATCCTGCCTCATATAGTTTCTGTAATACACTCATGATTTTCTTTGAACTAATTCCAAATTTAGAACCAGCTTCTTGTTGAATACTACTTGTTATAAATGATGGAGGTGGACTTCTTTCAGTTTTACTTTTCTCAATTTTTTCAATCATAAATTCTGACTCTTGTGCCTTTTTTAAAAAACTTACTACATCTTCCTTATTTTCAAAATTTTTATTCAAAAATCCTTCTAATTCATTATCAAAATAACCTTTCGTTTTATAATACTTTTTATCATTGAACTTAGAAATGTCTTCCTCTTTTTCAACAACCAATTTTAAACATACACTTTGCACACGCCCAGCACTTAATTTAGGCGCAATATATGACCATAATAATGGACTTAAACTAAATCCAACAATTCTATCCAATATACGTCGTGTTTGCTGACTATTTACCATTGCCATATCTACTTTTCTTGGATTTGATACAGCATCTTGTAAAGCTTTCTTCGTAATTTCATGAAATGTAATCCTATTATTATCATTTGTACTTAACTTTAATATTACTGATACATGCCATGCAATAGCCTCACCTTCTCTATCCTCATCAGCAGCTAGTAATACTCTATCAACTGACTTCGCAGCAGCCTGTAAATCCTTAATAACTTTTACCTTTCCTTCAATAATTTTGTAATTTGGCTTAAATCCATTTTTAATATCAATACCAAAATTTTCTTTTTCTAAATCTCTTATATGACCAAATGATGACTTAACTATATATCCTTCGCCTAATAATTTTTCGATTGTTTTTGCTTTCGCAGGAGACTCTACAATAAGTAATGTTTTCATGTTATATCTATACATATTTTATTGTGGATATAATCTTAAGTAATATTATTTAAATGAATTAATCCATATATGAAATTTAAAAATATTGTGATGATATTTTACACATTTGAACATTTAAAATGCCGACCTAATCCAGACCATTTGTTATTATATACTTAATAATAAATATATATTCATTTAAATTTGAATAAAATAATTTAAATTAATAATTAAAAAATCGTATTATTTTTATTATACCCATATAAATTATAATAAATGCTTAAATGTAAAAATGACCCAACTCGCTTTTTTACAGGAACCGAACCTAGTCCAAAAGGTCTTGGTTGGTGTGCTCATAGTATGAATGTTGGTAATATCAAAAAAGGAAAAGATGGAAATAAATGGGTTATTAAACAAGTTAAGAATGGAAGTAAGAGATGGATGATGATTAAAGAGGAGGATATTGAATATGATATTGATAATATTTATAAGAAATATTTGAATGTTATAATGGAAGGAACAGATGGTATAAAAGAAATAAAGAAATGGATTAAAAATAAAACATTTGAAAAAAAAAGTAAAAAATTAGAAAACGATTATATTAATATTAAACAAAAAATGAAAGAATTTAATAAATTTATTTTAGAACCATATGGAAATGCGAGTAGTTCTTATTTAATATATTTAAATAAAAAAAATAAATGTGTATATATATACAAAACACCCAAAATTTTTATAAATGTTCAAGAAAGACCAGATTGGATATATACAATATTAGTTTCTAAATTTAATTATAATAAAATTTATATAAGTTCTGGAGAAAGTAAATCAGACAGATTAATACACCAAGCATTTTTATTAGAAATGACAAATAATAATTATATATTAATAGAAGAATATAATATAATTAAATTAAATATTCAAGATAAGATTAAAAAATTCTTAAAATTCAAATATGAATCTGTTATAATTGGTAATGAAAATGTATATGTATATAAACAAAGTGGTATAAATTCCAAGAATAGTTTATCAATAACAGGAATAAAAAGAAATTTATTTTCAAAAAAAATGACATATAATGATTGGTATTTTATAATTGATGAAGCAATAGAAGGAAAATATGAATTAAAAAAAGTTGGAAAAAAAAAGAAATGGGTTAAAATAAAAGAATCATTTGAACAATTTAAAGTTAATGGAAAACTTATAGATAATATTTAACTTCTTCTATTTTTTATAATATATTATTATTTTACTATTTTTAAAATGCTAATTTTTTCCACTTAAAATATATTGTAAATATATTATGATTCTATACAATCACCCAAATGGTATTTTATTCATCTGTATATTATTTATCTTATCAATGTATTATTATGGAAAAGGATGTTTATGTAAAGATATAGATACTAAATGTACCCGTAAAGAATTTTATGGAGTTCAGTTGAATCATTTTGTTTTCTTTATTATTCTTGGATTTTTATTTCCTTCTTATTTTTATATTATTCAATTATTAGGAATTTTATTTGAACTTTTTGAATACTATTTAGACAATAATAATGATTTCGTAATAAAATATATTAATGGGTGTTTAATGAAAAAACCATTAAATGTAAAAAATAATCCTGTATATAACTATAAAGTTTATAGAAACATTCCAAAATATTTAAATCCAATTGATAAATTTTTTGGAATCAAAAACTCAACAATTCATGGATGGCATGGTTCTATTGCAGAAATAATTGTAAATATTATTAGCTTTGGAATAGGATATTTTCTAAATAAAATGATTATAAAATAAAATCTCGATTAATTATAATGGATAATCAAATTGTACATAATTTTTGTGAATCACGTTTAAATAATAATAATCCACCAGAAATTTTAAATAGTTATACTTCTTTATTTATTACTATAATTCCTCTATTATATGGAATGCCCAAAAATAATATATTTTATAATCTTGCTTGTATGTTAATATTTAATGGCTTTGGTAGTTTTTATTATCATTATAAATTAAATTCACTAGGAAAACAAGCTGATGAAATGTCAATGATATTAGCTACTTATTTTGGACTATGTGGATTATTAAAATTAAATTTCCTACAAGATTATAAAAAAATTAATTTTTACAATACATTCAATAATATTTATATGATTATATTTTTATCATTAAATACAATTTTACAACTTGATAAATTATTTCCATTATTATTTGGTTTATATATATTTACTACTCTATTCTTTATCCATAAAACTTATATAAAATATAAAAATAATAATGAATTATTACATTTATGTACATATAATTATGAATTAACATTATCTTTTATTGGTGCTTCATGTTGGATAATATCTGAAATTTATTGTAATGAATATACAAAATATGGACATGTATTATGGCACATTTTATTTCCATTGGGGTTTTACAAATTAATATTAAAATATGATAAAATATTATAAATATTATATAAGTATAATTATGATTATTTATACAGATGGTATATTTGACCTATTTCATCGAGGTCACTTAGAATTTCTGAATAATATTAAAAAAAAATTTAATAATTCTACATTAATTGTTGGTATCATTAATGATAATGATGCCACAAATTATAAAAGGAAACCAATTTATAATGAAAATGATAGATATGTAATTATAGAAAATTTAAAATGCGTAAATAAAATTATAAAAAATGCACCATTAATTATGAATGAAGATTTTATTAATGAAAATAATATTGATTTAGTTGTTCATGGATTTTCTGATGAAAGTGATATAAATAAACAAAGTGATTTTTTTACAGCAGCTATTCAATTAAATAAATTCGAACCAATGCCATATTATAAATTAATATCAACGACTAATATAATAGATAAAATAAAAAAATATTATTAATATATAATATATGCCTGAAGTCATAAATAAGAATAATTTTTCATTCGATGATTATATTTATGAATATATTAAAGATTTACCAAAAAAAATATGTTTTTTAGAACCAAATAATATAACAATATTTAATTATTTTATTACTTTTTTTATTATATATTTGATTTATAATGACAAATCATTATTTATTATAGTATTATTTGTTTTATTTCGTACATTTTTAGATATATTAGATGGTTCAATAGCAAGAAAATGTGATAAAGGAACTAAATTAGGAGCAAAATTAGATATATTTGGTGATGGATTATTTTTAAATTTATTATTATATACTTTTTATTTAAAATCAACCAATAAAAATATTAAATTATTATTTCTTCTTTTATTTATTTATGGTTTATTAATGTCAATTAATTTATGTTTTAATTATGATTATTTATATGAAAATAATTTTATGGCAATTTTTCATGATAATACTATCATTAGTGTTCCTTTTTCTGTATTATTAGGTATTTATTTAATTAATAAATAATTTTAATAAATTAGGAAAAATATTATATGATTTATTATTATGAAATGTGCTTATGTAACATTATTGACGGATGATAATCCTGATTTTATTTATAATATAATATTAGCTACAAGTCTATTAAAAACACAGACTAAACATGATATTATATTATTATATACATTATCAGTTCCTCAATATAAATTAAATATATTTAAACATTTTTATACGAAATTAATTAAAGTTGAACATATAAAATCAACCCAAAAAGTATTTAATATGAATTTATCATATTTTTTTACAAAGTTTCAAGTATTTAATTTAAATGATTATGATAAAGTATTATATGTAGATAAATATCAATATATTAATCAAAACATAGATTTTGTTTTTAATTTAAATTATCCTGCTGGATTTTGTTATAAAAATAAATTTAAAAGAAGTCATATGTTTTTAATAAAACCAAATGAAAATTTATATGATAAATCTTTAGAAATAATTGATGATGTTAATTTATCTAAAAAATATATGGATAAAAATATACTTAATTTATTATTTAAAAATATAAATTGTTTTTCTTCAAAACTTGATTTTCAAAAAAGTTTAAGAAACAATAATAATAATGATATATATATCATTGATTATAATTTTATAACAAAACCATTAAACTTTTTTGGAAAAACAAATATAAAAAGTAATGTAAATTTTAAAAAATACAATCATTTTTATTTACCATGGTTTAATATTTATCAACAACTATATAAAAATTTTAAAAGAAAAAATATAGATTTATATAATGTTTATAGTATTATAAGTAATGATTATGAAAAATATTTAAAAAATCAATATCCAAATTTAAAAAAAATAAAAATAACAAAAAAAATATACACCACTTTGGAAAATAAACTAAATACTATTGTTAATAATTATTTTACCTATAAAAATATAATTAATTATTTTAGAAATAATAATATAAAAATATTTATTTATGGAGGAACTATTAGAGATTTAATAGGTAATATTACAATAAAAGATATAGATTGTCTTTACATCGGTGATTACAAAAAAATATATGAAATTTTAAAAAAAAATAAATTTATAAAATTTAAACAAGGTAGTTTTAAAAAATATTTTGATATTGAACAAGGCGAATTAGAACTTAGTAATTTTGATGTTTTTAAACAATCACTTGATGGTCCATGTAATTCATTAATTTATGATTTGGATTCAAAATATATTTATGATTTAACAGGAACTGGTATAAAAGATGCTAAGAATATGGTTTGGAGATTAAATCCTGGAGATACTTATGAAGAATGGTCACGAGACCATAATTGTATATTACATCGTTTAGTAAAAATGATGGGTAAGGGTTATAAAATTCCAAAAGAAGATAAAATATTTATTTATAATGAATTATTTTATGAAAAAAAAGATAGAACATATTGGTTTTATGTTAAGAGATTTGCTGATGAAAATTTTTATGATTTAATTATTAAAGATATTAATAAATTAAATTTAAAATATAGTGGAGAAGAATTCGTTCAACTTATTAAGACTAATTTAGAAAGAATTTAATTTGTTTAAAATTAAAAATTAATATTTTTTTAATATTAATGACTTATATTTTTTTGTTCTTTGTATTTTTATTTTTTGATAAAATAAATAGTTATGAAATACCAACAGTTGATTTTGGAATTATTGATTATAATGAAATTGAAATTATTAATAATGATTCCAGTTTTTATTATATAAATAATCATTCATCAGAACCAGAAAAAAAAACAGATAAAAATGAAGAAAGTAATAATGAAGTAAAAACAATAAAATTTAACACAACAAATACTTTAACTCTAAAAGGTGTAATTAATGCAGAAAATACAAACCGATTTTTACATCAATTTAATCTTAAAGAAAATAAAAACCAATTATATTTATTCATTGATAGTCCAGGTGGCTCTGTTGAAGATGGTTATAAAATAATTGCTGAAATAATGAAATATAATATTACTTGTATTGCCGAAAAAGCTTATAGTATGGCTTTTGCTATTTTACAATCATGTACTACTAGATATATATTACCTTTTGGAAAATTAATGCAGCATCAAATCAGTCTAGGATTAATGAATGAACTTGGAAAAATTGAAAGCTATATTAAATTTATTAATGAAATGGAAGTTGAATTACTTAAACTTCAATCGAATAAAATAGGAATATCATCTGAAGAATTGAAAAATAGAACTATGAATGAATGGTGGTTATTTAGTAATAATGCTATTAATGAAAATTGTGCTGATAATATTGTAAATGTTGAATGTACAAAAAAATTAACATTAGATACATATACAATCAATAGTGGAATGTATGATTACATCTATTCAAAATGTCCATTAATTCCTGATTATATTGAAAAAAAAGAAAATAATAAAAATAATAAAGATTATATTTATTTTATTTAAATTTTATACTCTTATCAATTATATATAAAATATTTTTCATTGTAAAGAAATAATAATTCTTTTATATTTATATGTATTTTTTCCTAGATTTAAATACTTAATTTAAATAAGTCCATAATGTTTCATAAAAGCATTACTATTTGGTTCTCTTCCTCTAAACTCTTTAAAAACTGTTAATGGATCAGTTCCACCTCCTTTGGATAATATTGTATTTCTAAATTTCAATCCTAATTTTTTTACTGCTTCATCATCATCCATATCTATTTCTTCAAACGCACTAAAAGCATCCAATGACATTATTTCTGCCCATTTATAACTATAATATCCTGCTGAATATCCACCAGCAAATATATGTTCAAAAGAACATAAAAATCTATCATCTTCATCTATAGATTTAACTAAATACTTTTCTGATATTTCTTTTTGTGCATCATATATACTTGTAATTTTATTTTCATAAATATATAAATCTAACATACTAAAATATATTTGTCTATTAATTCCATTTGCTACATGAAATTTATTCTGCTTTATTATTTTATTATATAAATCATCAGGTAATGTTTCACCAGTTTGATAATGTTTAGCAAAACTCATTAATGTTTTTTTATGATAACACCAATTTTCCATAAATTGTGACGGCAATTCAACAGCATCCCATTCTATATTACTAATTCCAGCAGCAGAATTTTCATCCACAGTTGTAAGCATGTGTTGTAATCCATGTCCAAATTCGTGAAATAATGTTTCCATTTCACTTAATGTCATTAATGATGGCTTTCCATTTAATGGAGGAGTACCATTTAATATTAAATAAGCAACAGGTTTATGATTCATTACTTTACTTTTACCAATGCACTCGTCCATCCAAGCACCACCTTTCTTTTCACCAGGTCTCACATAAGGGTCTAAATAAAAAGAGGCTATTTCATTTTTTTTATCAGATATATCAAAAACCTTAAAATATTTTACATCACTATGCCATAAATCAACTTTTTCTTTAGAATCTACTTCTTTTATTTCAATATTAAATATTTTTTCACTTAATTTGAATAAACCATTTAATACATTCTCAAATACTAAATATGGTTTTAAATCTTCTTCTTTAAATTTCAATTCCTCTTCTTTCAACTTTTCAGAATAATAAGCAATATCCCATAATTCTACTTTTTTCTTAGCAAATTTATCAATCTCTTTATAATCTTCCATTCCTTTGGTTTTTGATTTTTTCGATATATCATTCAATAACTTATCTATTTTATTTCTTGTAGCCATTTTTTGTGATAATGAGACTTCAACATAATTTTTATATTCTAATAATTCTGATAGTTCTTGATGTAATTTTAATATTTGTTTAATTAATATTTCATTTTTTGGAGCTTTTGATATACTAGCTTTGTATAATTCTTGTCTTTTTTTACTATCAGGATAATATGTCATAAATGATATTAAAGATGGTCCGTCTAAAGTTATCACCCAAGGACCTTTTTGTGGAGTTGATCCTTTCATTCCATTATTTTTAGCTTTTTCTGAAAATAATTCTAAAGATGATAATGGCATTTTCTGCATATTCTCATCATCTTCAATAATCATTTTATAATTTTTAATAGAATCTAATACGTTATTTCTAAAATCATTTGATATTTTTCCTAATTCTAATGATATATCTAAAAATTTCTTTTTCTTTTCTTCTTCTAAATTTACACCGTTTAACTGCATACCTCTAAGCTCTTTTTCTATAATACGTTTTTGAATAGAATTTAAGTTTTCTTTGGAAGATTTTTCAAGACATTCATATAATGTTTTTGATTGAGATATACTGTTACTTACTTTAATAACTTCTGGCATAATATCCTCATGTACTTTTCTTAATTCATCACTATTTTTTACACTTGTTAAATGAGAAACAACACCCCAATAAAATCCTAATGGATATTCTATTTTTTCCCTTTGATTTATAGATACATCATAATAATTTTTTTTTTCATTTTTCATTTTTTCTTCTAGTTTTTTGAAATCATTTTCCAAATTTACAATTAATTTTTGTGTATTTGATACTAATGTTTCTGGTTTAAAATTTGAAAATAAGGGTAAGTCATTTTTATCTTTATAATCTGTTAATTTCATATTATTTAATAGAGATTTATTTTTAAGACTATTATAACATAAATTATTTAAACTATATACTGAAAATAAGGAATTTATATTTAAAAATAATAATGAAAATATACCTAATATGTTCATTTTTTATTTATAGATAAAAAAAATTTAATTTTTACGTAAATAATGAACAGTATATTATTAAAAAATAATTATAATTCATGTAAATTAATTAAAGATTATAAAATTTGTATAAAATACTATAATTTTATTAATCCAGAAAAAATAAAAGAAAAAAGTTTTTCAATATCAAAAAATACACATGGATGGGAATGTATTCCATTACATACTTTGAATGGTAAAATAGGTAATAAAAGCACAATACCTAAAGAAATTACTGAAAATAATAATTATTTACCTAATAAAATATTATTAAAATGTAAATATATAAATAAAATATTAAAAGAATTAAATACAAAAATATATCTTGTTCGATTAATGAAATTAAGAGCTGGTGGTTTTATAGCACCTCACATTGATAAATATATTAATAATAAAAATAAAATAATTCGATGTCAAATTCCCATAATCACTAATGAAGATATTGATTTTATAATAGATAATGAAAAATATTATTTAGAAGAATGTAATTTATATTATATTAATGCTGGTGAAAAAATACATTATGTTAAAAATAATTCAAAATATGACAGAATAACATTAATTATTGACCTGAAACCAACTAATAATATGAGAAATATTATTTATAATAAAAATAAAAATATAGAAAAATTGATATAATCTTTATACTAAAAAAAATATAATATAATAAATGAATAAATATAAAATAGTAATGTTATATCATTCGATATAAATAATATGTTAGGTATATTAAACATAAAACTATATATAAATACATTGTAAAATGCTAAATAATGACATAATAAAAGTTTAAATAATATCATATATAAGTAAAATAAAATTATAATGTATATTTTACAATTTTTATCTTTTAAAATAATATGTCTGATAAAAAAAATATAATTGAATATTTAACTGTAAAAAATTTATTATTATATTCTATTTTAATTTATAAAATAAATCATAATCATGAAGAAAAAAATCTAAAAAAATTATTAAATAGTGTTATACTTAAAGATGAACAAAATATACAGCAAAATTTAAATGATTTAGATGAAAATGATTATTTACTCGATTATTTTTATTGTGATATCACTCATATGTATTCATTTATTATAAAAAATGATATAAATAAATATGTTAAGATAATTTTCCGTGGAAGCTCTGAAAATATTCATATGATGTATAATTTAAAAATAAAATTAAGAAAAGTTACTTTTTTAGAAAATAATAATATTAAAATTCATAGTGGGTTTTATCAACAAATTTTTAAAGGAAAACTATATCATAATATAAAAAATTATTTAAAAAATATTGAGAATATTGAAGAATATTTAATATATTGTACAGGTCATAGTTTGGGTGGAATTATGGCAACATTATTTGGATATTTTTTATCATATGTTTTAAAAAAAAATAGAATAGCTATTATTTCATTTGGTAGTTCTAAAATAGGTAATAAATCTTTTAAAGAATCATTCAATAAAAAAGAAAATATAATTTGTTATCGATTTTATAATCAAAGTGATTTAGTAACTCAATTACCACCTATTATTAATTATGAACATGTTGGTATTCCAATTAAATTAAATAGAAATAATAATATTTATTTAAATCTATTAGGAGAACATGGTTATAATTCTTACTTTAACAATTTATTGTTTGATATATGGTAATATAAAAAAATAAATTTTGTTTAATATTTAAAAAAAAGTATATATATATAATTATGAGAAATACATATTATTGTATTCGTTGTAATTTTCAAACGGATAGAAAAAGTATATTATTGAATCATTTAAATAAAAAAAATAAATGTAAAAAGTTATTAAATATATACTTTATACCAAATAATATATTATATGAAATGAGTAAAATACCATTTAGTAATAATAATTATGAGTATCAATGTAAATATTGTTTAAAAGACTATTCGTGTAAATTTAATTTAGAGAGACATAAAAAAAGTTGTTCATTAAAGGATAAAAAAAATCAAAATATATTAATTAAATTGGAGATATTAAATTATTTAGATATAAAAAAATATATTTTACATTTTTCCGAATTAACAGTTTTAAAATATTTTGATAAAAATAAAATTCATAATTCATTTTATAAACAATGGAATATAAATCATATTGATTTATTAACTAAAAAATTATTATATATTACAAATGATAAATATAGTGATTTACTACGTAAAATATTAGAAAATGATAAAAATATTAATATTATTTATGACCATCGTGAATCTTATGGATATATTATTAATGATAATCATGATATTGAAATTATTACCATAAAAAGTATTGTAAATGAAACAATGAAAAAAATATATAATACATATGAATTATTCAAAACACAATTGGAAGAAAATGATAAAATGATTGATAAATTACTTTTAAATAAAGAATATGAAATAATAAAAGATAAATACAATTTATTTATCAATAATAATACAATTTCTGAAAAAGTTGAAAATATTATTTTAAATATATATTCTGATAAATTTGTTGAAATTCAAAATAGCACCTTATTTGAATTAAATAATAAAAATTTAGGTTACTAATTCGTATTTTTATGTATATTTAAATATTTATGATGGATATGACAAGCATTGAAAATAATGATTTGAGTAATATATATGAAATAAATTCTGTTGATGAAATATATGATGATGATAAAATTAATTATAATAATATGGATATAATACCTATAAATTATTTTAAACAAAATTGGTTGAAAGATTTTTGTGAAACTAATTATATTATAAAAGATTTTTCTGTTTTATATGATATAATACAATCATTAAATTTAACTAACTTTGAAAAAAATTTAATTTTAATAAGATTTCGAAGAATAAATATTTTTTGTATTAAAAATTATAAATCTATTTCAAATTATTACACAAAATCAAAATTATTTATTATTATTTGTGGAATATTAAATCCATCATTATTATCAATTAATAATAATCAAGAAGAAAAGATATATACTTTTTTATTCTGGACTGTTTGGAGTCTTCAATTACTTGTTAGTTTAGTAACATCATTTGTTAGTTTTTATAAATGGGATAAAAAATATTTTTTATATAGTTCATACAAATCTAAAATTAATCAAGAAATATGGCTATATCTTGAATTAACTGGAAGATATGGATATCCAATAGAAACAACTATCGAAACTCGGCAAATTGAAAATAATGAACAAAGTAAAAATAATATAATCGATGTACCTGCTAATCATAAAAATAAATTAAATCTATTTTTAGAGCGTATTGAAGCTTTATTCAAAAAATTAAAAGATTTTGATTTAGAAATTGAAACGAGTGAAGAAGAAAGTAAAGAAAGTAGAAATCATAAAAGATATTTAAAAAAGAAAAAAAATCCTGACAATAGTCCTGAAATAAATATTAATGATACACCAGTCCAAGAAGAAACACCAATGAATCAAGAAACTGTTTAATTTAATTTTTTTAATTATATGTAAAATATATAATCAAATAAATAATAAAAATATTATTGATATTTTTATTAATAATTAATAAAATTAAGAATGTAAAAAATTTTGCTATATATACTATGATGAATAATTACCTTCTTAAAATAAGGGTCCAGTATTATTTCCTTTAGAAGCAAGAGGTCCAGCATAATTGCCTTTAGAAGCAAGAGGTCCAGCATCATTTGATTTTGCATTTAATGGTATTTCATCTTCACCTTTTATCATATTTGATGCTATATCTCCAGCAAATTTATTAACATTATAATTAAATAATGTAGTTGCAAAAGATGATTGATATGAAGTTAAAATACTAGGAAATTCAAATTTATGTTGATAAAATGTAGTTCCATTGCTATCTATATATGTATTATACCATTCTTTGGATGTTCCGCCTATTTTTTCTTCTTCTAATTGCCAATTTTTTCCATCATAATAATAATATTCAATTATTATTTTTCCATAAGTATATCCTATTCTATTTGAAGATGTTGTATCTTCTATTGGAAAATTACTTATTGGTAATAATCCATATGAATAAATATTATAACCTACTTGATTACTATATTTACCAATAAAATATTTACTATACACACCTTTAAAACCATTATATAATATCATCGATTTAATAACAATTGGAACTTTTCCACTATCAATAAATCTTCTGTACATTTTAGTATTTAATAATGGACTTTCTAATTTCATTATTCCCATCTTACCTAATGATTGAGTATCATAAATATAAGATGATGTTAGATAATTAAAACCTAAAACAAATTTATCCACAATTAATCCTCCTACATATGGTAAATTATTTAAAGCTGAATTTCCTTTTTTTATAATTGGGTCATAATAATATCCTTTTAAACCCAACCATTTTTTCGTTATTGAATTTTTAGTTCTAACTCCTAATTCTACTAAATTATCTTTGTATAAACCCGAATATATTTGATAATTTTCTATTATATTTTTTACAGTTGCTTGTAATGTAAATGCTGAAATACCTAAACAATATTGATTATCTGAACCTAATCTAGCAACTACCATTCCAATAACTGATAGTGTTTTTCCATCATCATAAAACATAGGTGACCCAGATAATCCTTTCATAATATTAATATCAACTAAAATAGATTCTGGAATTAAAAATGCTTCTTTAAAAAAACTACCACTAAACCTTGGATCCATCATTTTTCCTGTTAAAAATGCTCTATTATCTAATTCTCCAATATGTCCAACTAAATCTATATTATCCCCTATTTTTAGTATAGCTTCAGAATTAATTATTAATCTTTCAAACTTGGATAAATCAACATTATATACCTTATTATATGATAATTCAGAATCAAATAAACCAACAATTACATCAGTAAATATATCTCTACCAATAATTTTAAATTCTGCTGTTTCTGATATAATATTATTTGTATAATCAAATAACTCAAACGATGATTTAAATGTTTCTAAATTATCAGAATTTAATAAATGATTACAACTTATACAATAAATATTGTTTGGATATAAATTATCTTTATATAAAAATCCAGCGCCTATTAAACCACCTTTTATATAGGCAACTGAACTTGTTATTTTTTGAAATTTATTTAACTCTGGATATAAAAATTTAATTGGTAATTGTTTAAATTGTCCATCTCTAATATAATATTGTTTCGTTAATTCTATATTATTAGGATCTAAATTTTCTTGTTCTGCATAATTCACATAATCTATATTATTTACATTTTTCTTTGAATTATTAAATATACTTGTACATCCATGTTCTATTAAATAATTCCTCAAATTAATATTTTGAACAAAAAATTTTCTAAATATATTAGGATCTCCATAACCTCTAGAACCTTTTATGTTAATAGAAGAATATATTACTCTTGAAATAAAATCTGTAAAAACTACAAGTTTATTACCAAATACCTTAAATTCTTGCGTATAATCATTAAAATTAAAATTATATTTAGAATAAATATTATCAAAATTATCATTATAAAAATAATCTTGTAATCTTCTAATTTGCATATCAGTATAAAATATTAAATCAAATTGATTATTTACTAAATCTACATTAGATACAAAACTATTTAAACCTTGAATAGTCATATAACCTGAATGTATAGTACAACCATAATTGCCATGATAATTTAATATTTCTTGAGTCATGGGAGTAAAATATTTAACTAAATCATCTTTTACTTTGGATTCCTTTTCCCAATTCCATTCATTTTTTTTTAAGAAATTATCAAAAATCTCTAATTTTGTTTCATTTAGAAGATTGAAATCAGATGCATATAAATTAAAATTGAAATTAAACTTACAATATTTTAATTTTTTTGTCTCAAGATCATATACATTAAAATGTCTTAACTTTCTTAAAATAAAATCTTCGGTTTCATTCATTGTATATTATAAATAAATATTTTAATTATATCTTCTATTTTTATATCTATAATTTTATATCTATAATTTTATTGAATACATTAATTAAATTAAAGTATTTGATACTATGATTTTTATTATCAATAAACACAAATTTATATTTTTCTTTTAATTCGTTTTTTTTTAATCCTTGAATTAGAATTTGAATTGTAATTTTTTCCTTATTACTATTCAATAATAGTACCTGAAAATAAATATTTTTATTATTTTCGACTAAAATTGAAAATTTATAGTCATCTATTACTACAAATTTTTTTAAATATACTAATTTATTACGAAAACAAAAATCATAATCATTAATGATTTCATTTCGATGATCTTTATTATTATAATACCCATCATAAAATGTATTTAATAATATATTTTTATTTTTATCTTCTATATAACAATTCAAATAATCTTTTTTTGGCTCAATCTTTTTATGATATAATTTAATATTTTCATCTTTAAAGTATTCATAAAATAAACGTGGTCCTGTGGGGTGTAATGGACATAATCCATAAAAATTATTATTAACATTATTTACTATTTTTTCAATTAATGATTTAAATTTATTATCATTAGATTCAGATATTAACATTGAGTTAAATAATAAATTATTTTTAGTATCCAAACAGAAAATATTATTTTCATCCTCTTTTATAATCGAGTAAAATGAATTACGCATTAAATATTTATTGTCTAAATATATGCCCCCATATTTATATATTAATAAATATCTAAATAAATCAGCTTTATATGCTGCAGGATATAATGTATCATACGCATTTAAAATTTCATCATTATAATTTTTAAAAATAAATGCTCTACAATCAATATCATTGAAAAAATAATAATCAAAATCAGGATTAAATTCTAATAAATTTTGGACACAATTATAATGTGCACTATTATGATAATTATTGCTAGAATAAGTCTGATATATACATTTTGGAATTTTTAATTCTATATTACACTTTTTATATATTTTTATTTTTGTCTTTACATTAATAATCTTCCAATTTTTTGTACATGACCCTAATATTATTTTCTCGAACATTGTATCATCATTACTATATATCTTTAAAACTATTTGATTGACCCAACCATTATTTTCATTATCAAATTTTCGAATAATTATTTTTATTTTATTGTCGCTTAAATAATAAATAATTAAATTAAAATCATGATTTATATTTTGTAATTCATAATTATTTAAAATGAAATTATCATTTCTTTTTTTTATAAATGAATTTATTTTTAAATCATCCATGATCATTTAAAAATAAAAAATGAAAAATTTAAACAATCTTAATTTAATCAATTATAATTTAAATATACAATTATTCTTAAATTTATTTTTTATAAATTGCTCATCAAACATAAATTTTTTATTATTTTCATTATTACTTATTTCAATTAATACATCTCTTTCAACTTCATTATCTGTCGTTAAACAATAATAATCTCCTTGTAATTCTTCAATATTATATTTAATATTATTTTTTGATAATATGTAAAATGTATATTTACTTAAAGCAATTATTTCTGTATAATAATTACAACTTTTAGTATTTAATTTTCCATTTATTATTGATTTATCAGATTTAATTGTAAAGTTATTTAAATATTTCTGAAAATCTAACTTTTTTTTTTTACTTATATCATTCATTAATAATTGTTCATTCAAAAAATTAATTTTTGTAAATATTAAACTTATTAGACCACCATCAGTCATATAATACAAGTTGTCATCTATATTATATTCATCAATATTTATATTAGATACATTAGAATTCATAAAAATTCCTCCATTTTTATTTAAATATAATAAAACATACAATACTAATTTTATATCATCATTAATTATATATTCTAATTCATTCTTAATAAATTGATAATCATTATTAATAAATTCATGAACTACTGATAAATCAGAAAATGTATAATTATTATTTAAATATTGAAATTTTATATAATCATAATATTCTTTTTTGTTTATATTTTGCATATTTTTGTTTGTTAATACATTATTAGGGATATTCTTTCTAATTAATGGTTTATTATATTCTAAATCAATATCTAAATAAAATTCCATTTCTTTTGTTGAAGAATAAGAGCCACCAACTGATATATCTTCGTATTTTTTATTATCTATGGAATGGATTCTTAATTTTATATCATTATTCCAACCTTTATTCTTACTTACAATTTTTACATATAATAAATTTTTTTCTAAATAATATAAATATATATTATGATTTTCATCAATATCTAATATATCAAAATTATTTTTAATCATTTTATTTATAAAGTTCGATTCTATATTAAAATCCATAATTTTAATATAATTTAAATATTAAAAAAGAAACAAATTATACTGTAAATACAAATTCAGATTCATTATTTTTATAAATACTTATTACTTTATTTTCATTATTTATTGTATTATACACATTTATTTTAAAATGAATATCCCATCCATTATCAGAATTATTTTTTATTACAAATATATTATCTTTTAAATTAAAAATAGAAAATATATACTTGTTTTTTATATCATTACTAAAACTAAATATATAATTTAATATATAAAAATTATAATAATAATAATAATCTCTTTTTGCATAATTTACTCTAAAATCTTGATAATCATTCTTGTAATAATTTTTATAATCACATTTAAATATTACTGAATTATTCATATATACATTATTTGCTCTTTTATTTAATCTAAAACTTTCATCTTTAAAATATTTATAATATATTTTATTACCAGTTGGTTCATGAATATCTTGTAAATAATGTTGCTCTTGAATATTAACTATTATTTCTTGAAGTAATTGAAGTAATTTAAAATTATTTTTATCCATTATCATAATTCCATTATACAATGAATTCTTAGCATCATCTAAACAAATAATATTCTTATCATCTTCATTTATTATATTATCCAATTCAACTATATTTGAAACCTTAGAATCAATATAAATCCCACCATGAATGTATAAATAACAATATCTAAATAAATCAGCTTTTAATGCCCCACACTTTAATAAATCGAATGATTTTAATATATCTGGTATATCATTATTTAATTCACTATTATCTAATATATTAACAATAAAATTATCCTTTATAAAATTTCTCATTTCAATATCATTAAAAAATTGATATTCATAACTTGGATTCTTTTCAATAATACTCATTACAGTATTATAATGACTCAAGTTTTTACATATACTAGTATTTGTTTGTATTATTTTTTTTGGAATGTAATATAACTTTTTAATATCTTTTACTTCTATTTCATCATTTACATATATTTCAATGATTTTAAAATTATCTTCTGAACTACCAATAGATATTGTTTTCCATACATTATTAAATAATATTTTTATTTTTAAATCATAATTCCATCCATCATCATTAGATAATTTTCTAATTATAATTTCAATTTTATTATCAGATAAAAAATAAATTACATGATGAAATTCATCATTAGAGTTTTTTAATAATTGATATTCATTTTTAATTAAAAATTTATTTCTAACATTATAATAGTTTTCAATATGCATTAAATAATTATATGATAATTATTTTAAATATTAAACAAATCTAAATTATATATTAAAAATAACTTATTTGATATATTTGAAAAATCAAATTCAATATTTTTTAATTTTGTACTAATATTTAATTTACAGTTTTGAATAGCTATTTTATTTAAATTTAAAATAACTAAATAATATTTATCATATATTTTATTAATAGCAAATTCATAGTTTTTTTTTACTTTTTCATTACTTATCTTGATATTATCTATACTATAATCTTCATTTACTTCAAAATTATAATAAAATAAATAATAATTATTCTTAATATTTTTTAAATCAATAATATCTGTTTTACTTTTATCATTAATAATAGTTAATTCTATATTTTTTATTAATGAATTACATACACATAATATTTTATTATTTATCATATAATAATCTAAATCATATACAAATTTATTTGGACTTATATAAAAATGATGATTATTATTAAATGAATGATTTTTATAAAATAATTTATGATTTCTCCATAATATAGAATAATGATTTGAATGAGAATTAAAATTATTATAATTTTTATACATGAAAATTTTATTATTAAATTGAATTACTAAATTTTTATAATTTTTATGATTTCCTAATATATCATGTTTCATTAATATATGTTTTTTATAGTTTAAATTCATATTTTGAAATTCTTCATATAATAAATTTGGACCTGTTAATGATAATATATTATCTAATTTACCATAATTTTTATTAATATGCGGTTTGTAAATTTCATTAAAATTTTTGATTTTATATATAATTTTATTAATCAAATTCATAAATAATTCATTTTTAGGTATTGACATCATAACAGCATTATATAATCCTAATTTATGATAATCTTGACATAAAATTAATTCATCATTTTCATCTATTAAATCATCTAAACTTGTTAATAATATACTTTTACAATCAAAATAAAAACCACCATTAATATATAAATAACAATATCTGAAAAAATCTGCCTTAAAAGCACCTGGATAAATTAAATCATAATAATATAAATATTCATTATCAAAATTTTTTTTTATAAATTCTCTACATTCAATATCATCATAAAATATATATTCATAGCTAGGATTAAAATCAATATATGTTTGTATTGAATTTAATGCTAAATTATTTGTAAAATTTTCATTTTTATGTGTTTGTAATATTACTTTTGGTATTTTCAACTGTTTTACATTTTTTTGTTGAAAGTAAATGATTTTTGAAAAAATATTTATTTTTTTATAATTTTTTGTTGAACTACCAATATCAAATACTTCACTACCTTTATCATCATTATTATATATTAAAATTTTTAAATTATAATTCCAACCACTATATTCATTAATTTTTCTAATTAAAATTTGTATTTTATTTTCTTCTAAATAATATATATTTAATATATAATCATCATTATCTTTATTTATTGCTTCATATTGATTTTTAATATGAACTAAATTACTCGGTTTTATATTTCGAATAACATTCATATTATTTATTTTATTTTTTTAAAAAAAATTAATCAAATTTTTTTAAAAGAATTTTTCCTACATCTATGACTACAATAATGATTATCAAACAAATTATATATTTCATTTTTTATCTCTTTATTACAATAATTACAATTAATAATTATTTTTAATTCTTCAATTTTATGATATTTTATTACTTTTATTAATTTTTTCTCTTTATTATTTTTATTATATTTATTTACGTATAAACAATTACACATGTTAAATAAAAATAATATAGAATAATAAAAATTATTCACCCATATACATAAATAATTAAATATCATATATATTAAAATCTATTTTATTTTAAAATTATTTAAAATATATATTATATAAATATTAATATGGAATATTATTTATCAGAACCATCAAATTCTATTAGTCTTCATTTTGAAAACCCTATTTTAAATGAAATTAAAGATTTATATTTTAAACCAAATGTAAATATAAATTATCTAAATAAATCATATATTTGTTATATTTGTCAAAAAAAAATAAATAATGTATTAATTACTTTCAATGGATTTTTTAAAGATGGTTACTTTATTATTTTAGTAGATAGTCATAATGAAACATTAGACGTTTCTGTTTTTATTAAAAATGTAATTATTACTAAATTAGAATGGGAATTGAAAAAATATACTGATGAACTATTTCTTTGGAAAATTAAAACAAATAAAAAATATAATTATAATTATTTCAATTTAAATATAAGAGATTATATTGAAGAAAATAATGATATTTCTATAGATGATATATTAAGCATTAATAAATGTATAAGTTATAATTTAGACTTAAATTCATCCAAAAATAAAAAAAATAAAATTTTATCCATGTTTTCTTAATTACTATATTCAACGCCTGCCATTCCATTTGCAATATTTAATATATTATAATTTACAGCAAACAATTGTATAATCGGTTTTACTAATTCTTCTGATAATCTCATTTGTAAAATAGCACTGTCTATTCTACTAAAATTACATGTTCCTGAAGGCTGATATTCTTCTGGATTTAATGAAAAACTATATACATATATAAAATTATTTGGTACATTTGTATGTCTTTGATAAGGTACAATAATTTTATAATATTTAGAATCTTTTGTTTCTGTTAATTCATTACCTTCAATTAAAAATTTACCATCAATCATAGGATCTAATCCATTAACATCACCATTTTTGTATGGTTGCGTTGAAAAATTAAACCATTCATTACCTCCATAAGAATATGAACTTAATACATTACCATTTTGTATAACCCATATTAATTCACTAATCATGTGATTAAAATTAAAATCCACAATAACATTATCATAATTTGTAGTATCTAATGATTTTGGATATACTTGAATTTGTGTAATTAAATATTGTAAATTATTTTTTACAAAAATTTTTCTTTCATCTTCTTCTAAAAATATATAATCAACTTCTAAATTACCAGAAATAATATTTAATTGCTGTTTATTTGGACTATCAATTATTGTACTTCCATTACTTGATATTATTAGTTCATTATAATTTCTTAAACTTAAATTTATTCTAACTTCATGGTCTTGTAATGCAATTAATGGTAGTGATAATCCTATGTTTTTACAAAACCAAAATTGTAATGGAACATACAATAATAATTCTTTATTATTATTTAAATTAATTGGATTCATTGATTTTCCTATCATCTCAAAATATCCATCCCGTTTATTTAATGGAACTGTTAATTCACTCCATATTTCCATCCATACACCATATTGTCTGTCAATTACATTTCCACCTATTTCAACTTCAATAATTTTTATTATTGAATGACCAATTGAATTAACCCAATAATAATCAATTTGATTATCATTTATATCAGAATAACTATATTGCTCTAAAGATGGTAATTTTATTTTTAAAAACATTTGATTTACTAAATCTCCAATTCTTTCTAATTGACAATATATCTTTTTTCCAAAATCAAAATCACCAGTAAATAATTGTGGCATTTGAATTACTGAAAAATTTGTATATCTTCTGTAAACAGCTACAAAAAAAGTAATTTGTGGGTTACCTGTTATATATTTATCTTGTGCTCCATAAGCAGCTAATACAAGGAGTCCTCCTGTCATTATAATTAATAGTAATTAATATTTTAAATAAAATTATTTAAAAATATATTTTTAATTAAATGAAAATGTATAATAATAACACAAAATTTAATACATTATTATTAAATAATAAAAAAGAAGTATTTTCAATAAACAATGACAATAATAAATATAATTATGGTACATTAACTTGTTTAGGCGGTGGTTCTTTTCATAAAGGATTAAGTATTGGTATGCAGGAAAAAATGGTAAATGGTTTAATGGTTTATGATGATGATAATTTTTTTGGTTTTAGTGAAAAAAATGGTTTAGTATTATTATCTTTAAATCAAGATTATCGTGAATTGGAAATACCTACTTTAGATTCTAAGTCTGATAAAAATGAAAGAATTTTAAATATTGATTTGACTTTTCGAGATATTATTAATTATTATATTAAAATACCTGAAACAATCGACAAATATAATATAGCGTTAATATTTAATTTAAATTTCATATATGATGAAGATAGTTTAGTAAATCAAATTAATTTTTATATTATTAATGATAATAAAAATGATATTAAATTTAATATAAAAAATAATAATATATATTATTCTGGAAATAAATTTAAAAAAAATAATAATTCTATAATTAAATTTAACTTAAATCACATAGATGTTGGGCATATGATTTGTAATATTGATAAATACATAAAATAAGTTATTTATTTATAAGAAATTAAAATAAAAATATTTATTATTATTATAAATGTCGGATTATGTTTATAAGAAACAAAATACAAAAAATGGAACTCATGCTTTAATAAATAATAAGTCTAATAATAATAGTGCGTTTGGTTTTAAATCTTTAAATAAAAATACAAAAGGATCACAAAATTCTGCTTTAGGTTCTAATTCATTATTAAATAATAAAACTGGTTTAAATAATACTGCTGTTGGTTTTGAATCACTAAAAGATGCTGATAGTAAATCAAATACAGCTTTAGGAGCATTAACTGGTTTAAAATTAAAAAGTGGTAATAGAAATATTTTGATTGGACGGGGAGCAAATGTTTCTAAAGAAAATGCTATGAATCAAATAGTTATTGGTTCTAATTCAAGTGGTCATGGAAATAATAAAATGGTTTTAGGAAATAATGATTTAACTACTATTGAACCTGCTGTTAATGGAAAAATAAATTTAGGTTCTAAAGAATATAAATATGAAGATATATATATTGGAGGAAATATCTATAAAGATAAACAAAAAATAGGTCTTAATTTTTTAAATGATTGTACTTTAGTTGGTCCAGATGGTGTGGGTAATTTATTTATTGGTGAAAATGTAGGTGCTAAGTCTCTTTATGATGGTACAAATCTTACTTCAGGTGGTTCAAATGTTGTGATTGGACCAGGAGCTTTTCAAGAAAATACAACAGGCTATAATAACGTAGGTTTAGGTGAAGGTGTTTTAAAAAATAATACAACCGGAATTACTAACGTAGCAATCGGAGATAGTGTTTTAGAAGCTAATACAACCGGAAATAGAAACACAGCAGTTGGGCATGTATCCTTATTTAATAATATATCCGGAGGTTATAATACAGCATCTGGGTATGGATCCTTATTTAGAAATAGTGGAGGAAATGGTAATACAACATCTGGGTATCAATCCTTATATAGTAATATGTCCGGAGGTTATAATACAGCATCTGGGTATCAATCCTTATATAGTAATATGACCGGAGATTATAACACAACAGTTGGGTATCAATCCTTAGCATATTCAACGGGAAGTTATAACACAGCAGTTGGATTTAAAGCTGGATTTACAATTAGAGCAGGAAGCAATAATACAATTATTGGAGATAATGCTGATGTTAGTGCTGCAACTGATACTAATTCTATTGTTATTGGTAACGGTGTTACAGGAAAAGGTTCAAATATTGCTGTTATAGGAAATGATGATGTAACTAATGTTTATATGGGTAGTGATAGTGGTGCTACAGTACATTGTGCTGGAATAAAGAATATTACAACTGCAGGATTAGATATTAGAACGAATGGTGGCACTAATGAAAAAATACAGATAATAAATCAACAAGGTGATGCTAATGATGCTATTAAATTAGAATCTACTGCTGGTGGTATAACAATAGGTGGTAGTGGTAGTAATAAAGTATTAATTTTTAGTAACCTACCAACATCAAATACTGGATTAGCTATTGGACAAGTTTGGAATGATAGTGGTACTTTAAAAATAGCATAATAAGTTATAAAATTTTAAAAATTATATTATTTTCATAAATATTTATAATAAATTATTATAAATATTAAAATCTTCTTTATATTTTATCATCAAAATAATATTAAATTATTTTATTTTCCTTCTTTATTTTTTGATTTCAAATGATATTTATGATTCATCATGACAAATGAAAATGAATTAAATGTATCATGGTTATTGTATGATGTTAATATACACCATTCAATAAAACCCCATAATGATAATAGTGATGTAGATGGATAAATAGATGAATAAGTGAACATACAAACAATTATAAATACAGTAATTAATATATAAGATAAATAATTAAAAAATGACCATTTTCTAACATCATTTAAAATTAACATTAATACAATTGAAACTATCAATAAATTAAATAATAATTCGGCAAACGCACTTTGTTTCTTTTTATCATTTACATCTCCTATTCCATAACAAGTATTTTGAATACTATCTAATAAAAAATATGATTGAAAAACACTAATAATATATAAAAAAACTAAAAATGATATCAGTGTATTTAATATTTGTTTTTTATCTATTAATCGAATTGATATAGCATAATAAAAGCCAACATACATTATTATAATTAATGTCATTAGTCCCATTACATTTGGATTTAAAAAATTACCAATTTTGTTATCAAAATTTGTTACTGTAAATAATAAAGCACATATTGGGAAAAAATAACTCATAAATTTAGTCAATGATAAATTATTTTCATAAGCATAATTAAATTGTAGAAATACAGGTTCATATATTTTCTTATCCTGTGAATATATACTATACCAAATACATAACAAAAATACACCAAATATTAATAACGAAAAAGCAAATGATATTAAAAAACTAAGCCAAAATCCCTTATACATATATTTATGAACCAAGTAATTAACAACATAAATGGTTAAAACACAAAATAATAAAATATATACCAAATTATTTAAATATTCTGACTCATAAGTCATCATATCTGATACTAAAATAAATATATATAGTAAGAAAAAGTAGAATATAGCTTTATTATAATTATAAGAATTTATAACTCTGGATTTTTCTGATATATAAATATTTAAATAAAATACCATTCCAATAAGTATAATTAATTGTAAAAATTTATTACAAAAATATCTAAATTCCGTAATTTCACTCATACTTTACTATTTTATATAAATATTATTATATTTCATTTAAAATAAATTAATTTATATATACACTCGTTTTATTTTATATTTTTTTTTATAATAACTTAATAAAATGTCCTCTAGTTTAGAATATAAAAACTATGATTTAGAGAATAATAATGAAATAAATGATAAAACTGAAACTAAAACTGAAATTGAAACTAAAACTAAAACTGAAATTGAAACTGAAATTGAAACTGAAATTGAAAAAAAAATAGAAATATCAAATGTTGATATATTATTTGAAAAACTTCAACATCAATTTTTAGATTCTCAACAAATTATTAAAACACTTCATAATAATTTGAAAATATTACAAAAAGAAGTTATAAAAGAAAGAAAAGATTTATTAAAAAAATCATCTAAAAATAGTAAAAAAAAAAAGAAAAAAAATAGTTTAAGTGGTTTTGCTGTACCCACAAAAATAACAAATGAATTAGCAGAATTTCTTAATATAGAAAAAAATATAGAAATATCAAGAACTGATGTTACTTCTTTGATTTGTAAATATATTAAAGATAACAATTTACAAAATCCTGATAATAAAAAAATAATTATTCCTGATGAAAGATTAAAAAAATTATTTAATGGATATTTATCTGAAGAAGACCAATTAGAATTTTTTAATATTCAATCTTATTTAAAATATCATTTTATCAAAAATTAAATTTATTTTTTAGAATTTTATAATAAAAATACTAAATATATTATGAGTAATCTAAAATTAATTATTACTAGGCATGGAAAATCAATTTGGAACAAAGAAAATAAATTTGTAGGATGGTCTGATATTGGATTATCATCATCTGGTATTATGAAATCAATCGAATTATCTAATACTTTAATTAATAATAATATTGTACCAAATATTATATATACTTCAGACTTAAATCGTTCTATCATTACATCAGAAATTATACAAAGAAATATATTAAATAATACAACAAAAAAAAAATTAGATATAGTTAAAACTTGGAGATTAAATGAAAAAAATTATGGAATATTGGAAGGAGTAAATAAAGAAGATGCTATCAAAAAATATGGTACAATAAATATTAATAATATTATAAACAAATATTATTACATGCCATATATTAATTCTATTGAAAATAAAGCAATTATAGATAATAATATATTAGTTAATGATGATATTAATACAACAGTTGGTGAATCTTTAAATATGATTTATAAAAGATTATATCCATTATGGAGTCAAAAAATAATTAAAGATTTGTATTATCATGAAACTTTAATGATTATAAGTCATAAAAATACAATGAAAGTCCTTATGCAGATAATTGAAAATTTAAATATTGAAGATGTTGAAAAATTAGATATTAATAATAGTAATTTAATTATTTATGATTTTGACAAACAATTGAATTTATTAAACAAAAAAATATTAAACTAATATTTTTTCAACATTATAAGTATTTTTTAAAAATCTTTTGGTATATTCCTTGTGGATTATACAATGTATATTTTTAATTCATTATTTTATTAAAAAGTATATATTTTAATTTATTAACAATTTAATTTGAATTTAAATAATATATTAATATATGAGCAGAGAATTAATAAATTTAAAGGATATAAATATTCATCATAATGAAGAATGGACAGAGGATGTTGAAAATATACTTGAAAAAATGAGAATAAATTGTGTTAATTTAAGTGAATATCACAGAAAAAGATATCATCACTATGAAGGATATTTAAAATATTTTAGAATACCTGTTATTATTTTAAGTGCAATAAATTCCGTTTTTGCTGTTGGTCTTCAACCTTATATGGAACAATCAGCAATATCAATTACTAACTGTTTTGTATCTATGATTTGTGGTATAATAACATCCATAGAATTATATTTAAGTATCCAATCAAATATGGAAAATGAATTATCCGCGTCCAAAGATTTCTATATTTTAGGTGTTGATATCTACAAAACTTTAAACTTAAATAGAGAAAATAGAGGAGGGAATCAACGGTCATATTTAGATGAAAAATACGCTCAATATTGTAAATTAATTGAAACAAGTAATCTATTAGTAAAAAAAATAAAAGATGCGCTTTCACCTATCCCACCATCATTATTAGATTTATCATCTACAGCTACTAGTCCTAATTCTCCAATTAATACAAATAAACTTGATAGAATAACTGATTTACATTCAACTTATTCTACTGAAGATGAAATTGTACAAATAAAAAAAAAAAATAAAAAAGAAGATTTAAACAAAGATAATATTTTTAATCAAAATATTAAAAATATAAATAAAAATAATGACACTGAAATTATTATTGGACAATTTTATCATAACTCAATATTATGGAAAATGAAAAAAACCATAGATGATACTTTGTATTATATAATGGATAAAACAGGACATAGTCAATGGGATGACCCAAGAAATTATGGAATTATTAATTTCAATGAAAATAAAACACAAAATGATAATAGCTCAATATTAACTAAAGCAACTAATATTGTTAAAAATATTACAAAAAAAAATTCAGAATTAAAAGAACCAAGTGCTGTTAATACAGAATATGATGATACTTTTGAAAGTGATGACAGTTTTAATGAACCGTAATTTATTTAAAATAATTTGTTATCTTTGTTTGCTTACCACTATCTTCCATCTCAAAATTTCTTGCTGCTGTTATATTTAAATAATAATTCATCAAATTGTTTTCAATATCTTTTATATGTTTATTATGTAATTTTGTTTCACCTAAAAAACTCAACAAATCATCCCTTTGAGGCTCTTTCATTTTCAATTCAACTACATGTTTTTTGATATCATCATAATTAAATGGATTGTGAAATAAATTTCTAGCACTTACATAATCAAAATCATCTGGTACTTTAAATTTAGATATGTTATTAATGTTTTGTAATATACCCTCTATATTATTATATTTTTTAATCAATTTATAAGCATTAACATGTCCAATGCCATATATTTTAGTTGTATAATCGCATCCACATAATATACATAAATCAAGAAATTGTTCATAACTCATTTCTAAATTTTCTAAAATTCCTTCTAAACAATATTCATCAACATAATTTTTATCAGCACTAAAATTTTTTAAAAATATTTGACATCCATTTGCCAATATATCCATATCCTCTGTTATACAACAATCAATAATCTTCTTTTTACATAATACAGCCAATAATGATTCAGCTTCACATGGTGCATGAATGTAACTCACTCCAAAATAATCAAATAATTTTTTAGCATTATCAATATGATGTGATTTAATTGTAATTATTTTTTTATTAATTTTATCAATCTCCTCATCATAATTAAAATCTTCACTTAAATATAATTCTAATTTTTCATTCTGCATTTTAAAATTTTCATTGTTATTCTTAATATATGATTCAACTTTTTTATAAATATCTTCTTTATTATCTTCTTTATTATCCTTAATTAATTCCAATATTTCCTTTTTCATAAATAAAAATTCCCTTTTTTGTTTTCTTTCTAGCAAAATTTCACCTTTTTCTTTTGGTGGCTTACCATCAAACACAAAAACTGGATATATATTATTTTTTAATAATCTCAATATTAATCTTGTTAATCCTTCAATATGATCATTATTACGATATAAATATTTATATAAAAATATAGATAAATCTATCCCTATAATCATACCATTGTAAGAACTTAATTTTCTTTGTACAATAGCACTTGAGCATTTACTCACTAATATATTTTTTAGGTTTTTAATTCCCATATATTTAGTATATAGCTTTATCTTTAAACTAAACTATATCATCTTTATAAATAAATTTTTTTTTATTCATTAATATTATTTTACTTAAACAACTATAATCTTAACTCATATAATGTTAATCTCAAACCTCTATCTTTTATGTTATCTTTTTTTATAAATTTATTCAATGAATAAATATTTTTAAATACATATTTAACATATTCTTTATTAAATGTACCATTCTTTACAATATAATTTTTATTTGTATATTTTTCCGTTAATTTTAGAAAATCATTTATATATAAATAATTTAAAAATTTTAAAATATAATAAGAAAATACATTTGTTTTTTGTTTGAAATATTTTACACATCCATTTTTTACAATAATATCTTCAATTTTAGTTATATTATAATATTTTAATAATTTATTATATGTTTTTAACATAAAATTTACTTCATTTTTAAATATTATATCAATATTAATTTTTGTTTCATGATGAATAATAATCATATTTAATAAACATGAAAATGTTTCTGTAAATGCTTCATTTAATAATATATTGTAATTTGTACAAATTTTTTTATTCATATTTGATTTATTTTGATTAATGATTATTTGATAATCTACAAAATTAGCATGCATCAATTCATGTATTAACACTTTATAAAATTCTTCATTTCTGTAAAGAACTATATCTCCATTCTTTTTATCATTATATAATACACTACAATATCCGGAATTACAATTATCAGGTATTATTGTTTCATTATTATTTTTGGGTAATTTCTTTTTTTCATTAATATCATAAATAATCAATTGTTGATACGCATTATTTCTTCCAAAAAAATCTTTTATTGTTTTTATTATTTTTATTACTTTATTTATCCTCTTTTTCACAATATTTACATTTTTGTTTGTTATAAAATTTATATTAATATTCTCATATTCTATTTTATATGAATATTTTAATCCACTCATTTTATTTTGAATAGATTTACCTACAAAATATGAATCATCAACTATTTTATAATTCATTTTACTTATTTTAATATTTTCAATAATTATCTCATTCCCATAAATAAGTAATAATCTGTCTTTCAACTTTTGAAAATATTTATTTTTACTTATTTTATTGATTTTTAATTTATAATTATTTTTATTATTAATCAATAATTTTATTGAATCTTTTGATAAAATATTCATATATATACATATAAAAGATATTTATTCTGTATTAAATATATCATAACTATTTACGTAATTATATTTTATACACTCTTTTTTCTCGTCTTTATCATTCTCTAATTCTAAAATAGTATTCACTTTATCATATAAATTATTTATATCAGGCATAACTATAGAAAAATAACAATATAAATTACCATGATAATTTATATCATTTTCTTTATATGGAATCCCTTTTTTATCAATTTTAATTAATTTATTTCCTTTTACCTTTTCTATATATATTATTTCATCATTTGGTAGCTTTATTTCAATATATTTATTTAAATAATAATCATTAAAATTTACCCTTTTTTCATAATATATATCATACTCATTTATTCGAACGAAATCATTTTTGTTACAATGTAAATATATACAAACATTTCCTTTTTTATTTTTTGTCTCGTTTCCATTACCTTCTAAAATAATTTCCTTATCATATAAATCTATTTCTAATTTAATTTTTTTCTTTATTATTTGACCCTTTTTGTATCTATTTTTCTCATAACTTACACTCTTTTTTTTACTTTTATATATTTCATCTATTGTAACATCTAAATGTATAACTATATCATCTATTAATTCTTCAACTAAATTATTTTCTGTATTACTTGATATATTATTTTCCATATTAAATATCTTATCTAAATTTATTTGTTTATTGTCTCCAAAACTATTTACTTTTACATTAAATTTTGGTATATCAAATAAATTTCCAAAATTTAATCCTGATAATTCATTGATTATATTTCCAACATCAAAATTATTCTCATATTGCATGTTTTTGAATTGATTTAAATGCTCCGTAAATATAGAATTAAACATCTTGAATGGATCTTCATCAAAATTTATATCATTATCTTCTATCCCAAACATATCATATTTTTTTCTTTTTTCCTCATTACCTAATACAACATATGATTCATTTATTTCAATAAATTTTTTATTACATTCTTCATCATTATTATTTTTATCTGGATGATATTTTAAAGCCAATTTTCTATAAGCCTTTTTAATATCTTCCTGTGTTGAATATTTATCTATTCCTAAAATATTGTAATAATTTTTATTCATTATAATTTATTTCTATGAATTAATTTTTATATTAAAATTAATTTTTTTGTAATAAGATTATTAATTTGATTATATAATTTTCTAAATGTATAAAATATTTACCCGTAGAACTTTTTAGATTCATTGTACATTCATTTGATACTATTATTAAATTTTCGCATACTGGAATATTATCTTTATATTTATTCAATAATATATTTGCAATACACATCACTAACTCATTTACATCATAACAATTTATAAAAATTTTTTCGCATATTGATTTTATATGAATCACACCAATAAATTCAACCTTTTTTGATGTAACTATACTAATTAATTCGTCTATTGTATTATAAAAGTTATTTATTAATATTTTCTTTGTTTCAATATAATAATAAAAATTTAAAAATATATTATTCAAATCATGATGATTTTTATATTTTATATCATTGTCTATTATTTTATTTAATATTGACTTTGATATTTTATATTTATTTTCCTTTATTATTTTTTTTAATACTAATTCAATATTTTCTCTCGGTGGTGATTTTATTCTTATTGTTAAAAATCTACTTATTAATGTATTTGTAATACTACTAATATTTGTTGTTTCAAATATAAATTTAGCACTTTGATAATTATTTTCAATTACCTTTCTTAAATACAATAATGAATTTTTATGTATTTTTTCAATATTCATAAAATAAATTATTTTTGGTTTATCTAATCCAATATTTCTTGTCTCACAATATTCTTTCAAATAATGATTAAAAAATATTCTTTCATTATTTAATAACTCTATACAATCTATCTCTAAATGATAAATACTTGACTTAAATTTAAAAGTTTTTTTATCCAATTCAATTTCATTGTTTTTTATTGAATATACTCTATTATCTAATATTGAACATAAAAAAGCATATATTTTTGTTGTTTTACCTGACCCTCTAGGTCCATTAAATATTAAATTTGGCATTGTTTCCAAATCAAATGATTTAAATGATTGATAATATTTATCTGTAAATTCAATATCATTAATATTTGGCTTTTTTTCAAAAAAGGAAATATTCATTTATATAATAATTAATTTGTACTTAAATTATTTATAATCAATTATTTTTAATATATTCTTAAAAAATTTATCCTTATATTTTTGCTTATTCATATCCAAAATATATTCTTGATTTTTTAAAAATAAATCCATATCTTCCTTATAATTATCATATAAATTAATATCTAAATATATATTTGATATATTTGTAATTATTGTATCCTTTATATAATTAGCATTTTCATCATCATTATTCATTTTTCCATTTAACCAATATTGATAATTGCCATTTATATGTCTTATTGAATAATCTGTTTGTTGAAATTCACTTATATATATTTTTTTAAATAGTTTCATATCTGAATTCATATTATGATTATGTAAATTATTCTTTACGAATTCTATATCTAAAATAATCTTTTCTTTTTTAATTTCTTTGTATTCCATTCCTGTCATACTACCTACTCTTACTAACTCATTAGGTGCATTTAATTCACTGTTCTCTAATTCCATAATTTCACTTATCAAATCTTTATTTTTTACTTTTTCCTCAACCACAATTTCTTTTACATTTTTATTATTTTTTACTTTCTTTTTTAACTCTATTATTTCTTTATTCATTAATATCATTAGATTCTCCAATACATTTATTTTATTATTTAATTTATTATTCTGTTTTTCATGCTCTTTTAACAATGTTTGAGTATTTTCATATATATTATCTATTTTGTTTAAATTTAATGTACTCAGTTTTTTATTTATTAAATAATGGATTCTATTTAAAAAATTTTTATTAATATCATTTTCTTGATTTAAACTCATATATAAAAATATCCTTTTTTTTTTAAATATCATTTTCTTTTAAAGAAATAATTAGGAAGTAATATAAAAAAAAAATATAAATAATTAATTATGAGCTGTCAATATTGTCATTCTAAAGAACACGATATTAATAATTGTCCAATAATTATATGCAGATACTGTAAACAAGTGGGGCATCCAAAATGGCTTTGTAAAAATAAAGATAAAAGTATTAAAAACAAAAAATATGTTGAAAAAAACATAGAATATTATTTGAAACTTAAAGAATCTAAATGGAGTGATATTATTAACAATGTAAAATTTTAAATTATTTATTTATCATATAACTAATTACAAACATAATAAATGTATTATAGAAATATATGAATATATAAAAAAATATTCAAATCTTTTATATAATAATATATTAATTTAAAATATTTTTAAACATGAAAAAATATCATAATATATACAAGTATATTATAATTCGTAACATGAAATAAAAATAGTAAGATACTTACTAATAAATATCTTAATACATGATAATTATTTAATTTTATTTTATGAAATCATGGCGATAATATTATAATATTATAATATTATTATTATTTAAATTATTATTAAATACACTATGGTAATAACTGTAATATCATGAGATGTTATTACAGTTTTTAGTAAAAAGATATTAATTTCATATTATATTTTTTCTTTAAATAAATCCCCAAATTTCATTTGGTTTGACACTATTATTACAATTTTTTAATTGTAAAAATTGTTTTTTATTATCTCCACATGAATTATTTGAACATCCAGCCAATAAATTAGTATTTTCATCTATTTTTGGTCCAGATAAACTTATGCATTTATCATATTGACTATTTGCTTCCTTATTTTTAGATATTATTCTATTTGTTTTAGGTTCCCAATTCCATTTTTGATTAATAGCATTAATATTTTCATCTGGAAGACATTCAGTCATATATACATCTGATGTATTTTTAGAATTGGCTTTTGCCGTCAAACATTTATTATCAAATCTATTTTTTAATGTTCCATCTTTATATAAATACCAATATTGCGTAGATGTAAATGGATTATCTATTTCCATGAATGCTTTTCCTGTATCATCTTCTCCTTGTGCTCTCATTACTACAAAATTTTTTGTGGATTCATCAGTACTAATTTCTTTATTTGCTAATTTACCAGACATAATAAAATCGGAACCAGATGGTCCAGAAGGTCCAATAGGACCCTGTGGTCCTTCAAACATAACTTTTTGATTAGTAACCATATTTCTAACTTTTAGTTCAGTTGTTTGATTGACTATATCAGACACTTCAGTTTTTTGAGTTTTATTTAAACCTTCTGTTTTTAATTTGATTTCATCTGGTGACTCGTTCCATTTATCTACTCCATTTGATTCAAAATTTTCAATATTATTATCTGTATCATATAATTTAAAATTTTCTATGTTGTTATTATATTTATTTTTTCTTAACTCTTTCATTACCATAAAAACTAATATTATGAATAATAAAAGTAATAAAATACAAATAATTTTATTAATCATATATTTAATGAAGAAAAATATATTTCATTTTTATGTAAAATTAATTAAAATTAAATTTATAGATAAATTACTTTTTTTTTTTTAATTTACTATGGTACATTTTATTCAAAGAAATTATAATTTGGAAAAGGAATTAAATTTTATACTCGATAAAAATTCGATAAAATATTTAATTTCATTTAATAAAAAGAATATAAATAATTTGTTTTTTAAAAAAGAAAATTTTTATAATGCATGTTTTAAAAATAATTTAAATATAATAAAGTATATTTTTCATCACTTACATAATAAAAATATTGATTTTAATGAAGCATTAAAATATAGTTGTAATCAAAATAATTTAAAATTAATTAATTGGTTATGTAAAAATCAATATTTGAATATAAAAAATTATTATGAGTTATTAAAATATTGTATAAAATATAATAATTTAAAATTATTTAAATTTTTCACTAAAAAATATAAAATTGATATTTTTCAAAATAATAATGAATTATTGTTTGAATCAATTCATAAGAAAAGATATAAATTTATTCATTATTTATTTTCATTAAATAATAATATACAATTAATTAATAACTATGAAAATACGAAAAGTATATTTTTTACAAATGATGAAAATGTAATTAATTTACTTATTACTAAAATAAATAATTTTGATATTGATTATCAAAATTCACCAATTATAGCTTACATAATAAAATCAGGATTTTTAAATTCTTTAAATCATGTTTTAAATTATAATTCTATTTATACATTTATCAAAAATAATATTTATAAATTTGTCTATTGTTCCTTCGAAAGTCAAAATTTAGATATTATAAAAAAATTATTATCAATTGATTCAACTATTCAATTAAATTATAATTTTTTATTTAAACGTTTTATTGTTTATGGTAATCTGAAAATTATTTCGTTTATATATGAAAATGATAATAATATAAACTTATTTGATTATTTATCATTTGAAAAAATATTAAATAATAATTTTTTTGATATATTTATATTTATTATAGAAAAAATTAATTTAATAACTCTACCAGAAAGACAAAAAACATTATTTGAACAACTCATAAATTTACATTATTTACAAATTATTATTAATATAAAAAAAAGTGAGTTATTATTATTTTTTGATTTTATTTCATCTAATCATATTAACATTAAATATTCTAATATTTTATATATTACTAATAATCTATTATCATATAATCAATATGAAAAAATTAATATCATTCATAATACTTTCCCTGATTATTTATGTTATTCTAGTAATACATTATTAGAAGATGCACTTAAATCTCATAACTTGGATTGTATCAATTACGCATTAAATATTCTAAATGAAACAATAGAAGATAATAAATATAAAATTTTATATTATTCTTATATTCATGGTGTTAATGACATCATTTATGAGTTAGATGATGATAATAGTTTTGAGTTAACTAATTATGATACTGCATTAATTAAAAATATTTTAAGAAATAATATTGAAATTATTAACAGATTATTATCAAAAAAAAATATGTCAATCAATGATTTAACCTATAATATAATTGATATTATATTTCAAGTGGGAAATTCAGATATTTTAAAAATATTCTTACCATTATTTGATGAAGATAATATAAAGAATGATGATATTATCCAAAAATGTATTGAAAATAATAATTTTGAAATGATAAAACTATTAAGTACAAAAATAAATTTAAATGAAATAATTGGACCTAATTTAATTACTAAAATTTGTAATCATGGTAACATTGTTTTTATGAAATGGTTTATGGATTTTAATTTAAATATTAATTTTTATATAAAATCTTGTTTTAATATTTTGATTATGTATGAACATTATGATCAAGCAATTTATTTTTATAATTATGGCAACCATAAAGAATACATTGATTTAACATATAATAATTTTAGTTTATTAAAAGAAATCATACGAAAAAATAATGTCTATATGTTTCAATGGTTTTTAAATAATTTTAATGACATGAATAAAATACAATTTTTAATTTATTTAGAGTTACAAGAAAATATTGTTCAATTAATAAAATATGATAATTTTGAAATATTAAGTTTTGTTTTAAATCGATTCAAAATCAAAAATAATAATTTAATTAAAATATTATATAAATATGCTTTTCTAATTAATAAAATTGATACATTAACTTATTTATCCACACATTTTGAATTAAAAAATTATGATTTAGAATTAGATTATAAAACTATATTTTTTAATTCAATAAAACATAATTATTATTCAGTTATTGATATTATTATTAAAAATGTTACAAAATATTCATGGCTAAATATTATTTCTTATTATGAAAATAATAATGATACATTTTTATATTTAATTGAAAAATATTATGACCATCTAAATATCAATGAAGAAACGTTTTATAATATTTTATATACTGGTAATTTAGAATGTTTAAAAATATTTGATAAGTATTACAAAGGAACTATAGATTATGATAAAATTAGTGACGATGATTACTTAATATTAATTAGTTATAACAATATTGAATTATTAGATTATACTTACAATTTAAATCCAAATGTTTCCTTTAACAATAATGAATACATAATTAAATTAATAGTCAAATTAAATAAATATGAAATATTAAAGTGGTATTTTAATAATTTCAAATTTGATGATTTACATTTTGATGATAATTATTTATATTATACTGCTATTGTTAGTAAAAATATAAATATAATTGAATTACTTTTTGAAAATGATAATATAGATAAATTTAATCAAGACTTAAAAAAATATATAAATATTACTTCATTTGTTAAAGATTTATATATTTTTAAATGGTTCGAAAACAAATTAGATGATATTGATTTAACTTTTTATTATAAATTAATTCATAATTCTATTGTTTCAAATAATCTTATTATATTAAAATATTTATTAGATAAAAATGATATTGATATTAATTATGACGATGGATTAATTATTCGTACTGCGTTTGGTAATAATTTAAATGATATAATTGAATATTTATTTGAAGAATATGATAATATTAATGTTTTAGTAAAAAATCAAATAATTATGAAATATGCTATAGAAGATGCAAATTTAGAAATGATTAATCTATTATATAATTATAATTCCAATTTTGATTTATCGATTGATACTGAATACTTATTTAGAATAGCTTGTAAGATGGACCATATAGATGTTGTTAAATGGTTAATTGACAAAAAAATTGATATTAATTATTCAATTAATAATCATGAAATATTTTATTATGTATGCGAGCATAATTATATTGATATTGCTGAATTTTATATAGAATTAAATTCCGAATTATATGATATTAAAGTAAAAGATGATGAAATTATAGAATATCATGTTAATAAAAAAATAGAAATAAATGGGGAATTAAAAGTTGAAAATATAGATAAATGTCCA